CACTTGCAAGAGAAGCAAATGCAGTACCACCTACTTTATTAGTAGTTATTAATTTTCTAGCATTAATGTTTAATTTTGTAAAAGAAGTTTCTAAAGTATCTTGTAATTCTTCGTATTCCTCTGCTAATGTATTTTGTTTCTGTAATGGGTCTATTTGCTTTTGTAAAATCTTTAGCTTTTCCTTCTCATTCTCAATACGTTTCTCAAGTCTTTTACGTTCTTCCGCACCAACAACCGCAGCCTTTTTATTTTGCTCCTCAATACGTTGATTAACTTCTTCAATTTCTCGAAGAAGGTCTAACCTAATTTCTTCTGCACTATCTGATAATCTATCCATTAATTATAATCTTTTGGTATCAATCCCCAATCCTGAAACATTTTGAACATTTCAGGTTTATCATCTTTTAATTTATCGATTTCAGGCTTATATTTGTAGTTTAATTTATCCACATCAGCCTTTAATTTTTGTAAGACAGGGTCGTTATCAATCATTTTCTGAAGTTTTTGTGGTGTTCTCTTTTTAGTGAACAATCCAAAAAATTCTTTTAATTTAGATTTTTTTATTTTATAATGTGATGCCATCTTCGTTTGTTTATAGTTATTCAATCTATAAATATCTAATAAAATAAAAAAGTTAGGAATAAGAGTGGTTATCTCTTAATCCTAACTTTAGATGCGTTAGCAGATTGTGCTTTTTTAGTATCTTCGTTTTCTTTTTTCTTCGATTCAACTAATTTGTTATAATAAAATCGTCTAAGATGGGTTGGCATTCTATACAATTCCATCATCGAAAAACCATTACTATACTCCACCATTTCAAATATTTGAGTGTGGAGTAGTAGACTATGATTCATCGCCAGGCCAAAAAAACCCTACGCCCATTGGAATAGGCGCCACCTCACTTTCTCCATCTTCATGTACATATGTAAATGTCATGTTCATATCTGGAGAGATTTTTTTAATGTGTTCTCTAAATGCTCTACTATCTTTTGCTAGAAATGCGTTATTAATGAATTTGTTAATATGACCTAAATCTGAATTACCATCCACACTTTTAATCATATATCTTAATCTTGTTGTAATTTCATAAGATGTATCTTTATTCATTTTTTCTAATGCAGCTATATCTTTATCAATTAACTTCTCATCACCATGTGTAAGTAACTTAAATACTAATTTATTACCACTAGGTGTTGTGAATTCAAATTCATTTTGATTAGAAAAAATAGAATAATCAATATCTTTTGTTTTAATTTGAGATAAATCTACAGTTGTTTCAATAGATTTTCCTACTTTTGATGAATAAAATGAAATATTATAGTTAGGACCATATCCTAATAGTCTTGTTGCTAATACAATTGCATTTTTATCACCTAATAGAATATCATCCGTATTAACCGCATCTACAATTATAGATTCAAATAACTTATCCAATACAATTCCTTTTTTAATAAGATTTGTAGAAGAAAGAATATCTTCCTCTTTTGCAGTCATGTATTTTATTGTAATTTGTCCAGAAGATAGAGGATGTTCTTTTGGATATAATTTACCCTTTGATGGTAAATCCAACACTTCTGTTGGGAAATCGAATTGTTTTTGATTCATAACTTTACTTTGTTTAAGTTTGTATATATAAATACATAGTTTTTAAAAAATTAGAAAGCATAAAAAAGGGGATATTTTAGTATCCCCTTTAGTTTTATGTTTTTTTGAATATTAGTATTCAAGAATTGCGTAATCGTAAGTTAGTGTTAATTCGATTGTTGCTGGTTCATTTGCGTTTGAGAAATCTAATTCACCAAAATTAGCTCTTGAAATGAATGCTCCCTTTAATGTCCATTGTTCAACCTTATCACCAACAGGACCTAACATATAAAAACTAATGTCCTTTTTATAGAATTCAGCGTATCCATCTCTACCAGTAATTGATTCATGTGATAATCTCACCCACTCCATTACTAATTGAGCTGCTGAAGGAACTACTGGGTCATATAAAGTGATTTGTAAATCTTGCCACTCACCCTTTCCTTTTAACTTTCTATAAACGTTTATATGGTCTATTTTTACAGTTTCAAATTGAATTTCTGGTCTATTTGCTGCTTTAACCATATAAGCTGGGATACCCACACTTGTCATTTCCATGTAGTAGCGGTTTTTCATCTTCGGTTCGAAGGTATCCGCTATCATTTGGGTATAATTTAATATATTATCTGCCATTTTTGTTCCTTTTTATTTTATATTAATAAATATCTACTTTGTTTATTTTCGTATTATGCTGAGAAAGATGCTCCAGTTGGTAAGATGTTGAAATCAATTACTATGAATTCAGCGGTCTTAGTTGGTTGAAGGAATATTGCTCCAGCTAATATGTTTCTATCAATTACATCCGGTGTGTTATTAGATTCATCCATTACAACATTGAATGCGTACAAACCTTGTCTTTGTTGGATTGATTCTAAATAAGGAGTCACAGTGTTAATGAATCTTGCTCTAGTTTCAGTTGTATTTTGCTCAAATACTAAGTAACGAGATGTAGATGCTATGAATTTCTTCATAGTGATTAACAATCTTCTAACATTGATTCTATCTAAAGCAGATGCTCTATCTTGCAATGTCTTCTGTCCGAATGCTACGATACCTTGTCCAGGGAAAGTTGCGATAGGGTTTACTTTATTTTCATAAAGAATATCTCTTTCCGCATGTGTTAATCTATTTAATACACTAACTGCTCCAGTGATACCACCTCTATTCAAACCAGCCGGTGCGAACCACTCAGCCGATAATCTATCACTACTAGCGAATACCGCTGGTAATAATGTAGAAGGAGGTACAGTTGTAAGTTTGTTAGTATTACTATCTATTGTTTTAACCCAAGGATAATAACAAGCTGCGTAGTTTGAATCAACTGCTTGTGCTTGCTCCGTTGCTGTTGTAATTGAAGCGTTATAATCAGTAAAGTCAGCAATATAGAAACAATCTTGTCTATCTTCAACCATATCAATCATTTTAGTAACGATTGCAGGATGTAATTCTCTATTAATACCAGGCATTGCTACTAAATTGATATCGTATTCATCAGGATTAGATAAAGCGTTAATTGCTTTTGAATATCCTAAAGAACCAGATGCTGTTGATTTAGAACAGTTTAAACCTTGTGTATTACCCGGTCCCCACTCATCATCACCAGCTAATGCTATTTTCACAGTTGGAGATACACCATCAAAACCACCTTGGAAACCTAAAATGAATTGTCTCTTAACCATATCAGCTCCAGCAGAACCGGTCATAACATAACTCAATTGAGAATCAAATGAGAATGCTGTATTTGCTCCAACAGTTGCTCCATCAGGAATTGGATTTAAATAAATTGCGTTATCACCAGCTATTCCAGCAGTATCAAAATCCATACCACTATAATATACAGTAGATGTTGTTGTATTATTTGCTGAACCAGTTTGGTAAACTACAGTTGGTACATATGATGCTTCCGTTGAGTTATTAGTTGCTATTGGGTTAATATAAGCTGCATGTCCAAATGGTGCTGCTGAAATTGGGAATGAACCTGGTTCAGATACTTCAACTCTAAAGTGAATTGATTTATTTGAATAGTCACCATTTTCAGTAATCTTACCATTATCATCGATTGTGAAACTTCTATCACCAATCACTCTAGCAATATATCTAGGAGATGATGGGTCTAAGTTTACATTACCAAATGATTCAATTATACTAGCTCTCTTATCACTATCACCATAAGTTCTAAGTGTTACAGAGAATGTTGAGTAATCAGTTGAACCATCTTCACCAGCTGCCTTAACATTAGAAATACCAATTTTGTATTTAGTATTATATGGAGTACCATGTCCTAATGTATGGAAACGGAAAAGTTGATATCTATCTCCACTAATTGTTTGAGATACAACCCAAGGAGTATGTGCTTCTTTAACATCATATTCAAAGTTTTGGTCAGGTAAATAAACTGCACTTATTACAGCTTTGTTACCAATCACATCAGATGAACCAGTAAATGAATTTGCTATATTTTCGAAGAATGTGTATGCGTATGCTGCTTTAGCACCAAATGGAGATTCACCAAATACATCAGCCACATCGTTAGTTGCTGTTGCTAAAATTGATGCAGATATCGAAGTCCATGCATTTGTTGCTGATAAAGTACTACCTACCGTAAATCCTCCAGCAATTGTTTGGCTACTTGTTACAAAAGTAGTTGTAGGAGCAAATCCCACATCTTTAAGTCCTAATGCAGTTGAGTGTAAAGTAGAAATTAATTTAGGAGTACTTCCATTAGTAGAACCAGATACTAAAATACCTAAAGGTTTTACTTGTCTATATCCATTAATTCCACCAACTCTTACAATAGTTGCTGAACCAGCTTCTCTTAAGTAGTTTTGTACTGCATATTCAGTATAATATGTTCCATCAGGTGTTCCAAAAATTTGTTGGAATTCTGATTGACTTCTTACAATAGTTGGAATGAATGCAGGTCCTTGTTTAAAAGGTCCTACGAATGCTGCTCCAATTTGTCCAACTCCTTGCGCTAAGAAGGATAGGTCATTTTCTCTTGTAAATACACCAGGTGATACGATTCTTTCTGCCATTTTATTTCTCCGATTATATTGTTTTTAAATGCTAATATTGAGTATATACAATATTACCTATATAAATATAAAGAAAATGTCCAAAACACAAATTTGTTTATAAATAAGTGCTTTGGACATTATGTAATAAAGTTATTTAAATATTATTCAGGATCCGTTGGTGCAATATCCGGCGGAGTTGGTGTAGCACTACCAGATGTTGGTGACCAAGGTAAATCAATTTCATTTACATCAACTCTAGCGTATTTCACATAATCAATTTGCTTTTGTATTTGTTGATTTATATGATTCATATAGTTTGATGGAGTTGAACCACTAACATGATTCTTTATCCAACCCAATACTAATTCTTCTGTCAAATCTCTATAATCAACAAACCCATCACCATTTAAATCTTGATGTGAAAATGGAGTTGCTCCATTGAATATACCACTATTACCATCTTCATCGGTACCTGTTAATCTCCATGTAGTACCAACAATTACATCAGATAAATCTTCTGTGTTTTGTTTTTTAAGTCCTATTAATTTCCAATCGTATGTTAATCCCATAATTTTGTTGTTTATATGTTATAAATATATCTTTTTAAATTTCAACCGAACCACTATAATATGGTGTGGTTAAAAGGTGTCTATATGCTTGCTCAATATGATTTAGTTCCGATGGTACTTCTAAAAAGAAAACAGAACGATGGTCCATTCCTTCAGTACCAATTGATACACCATGTTTATTATCTGATGGATTTCTTCCAATAAATCCTATTGGATTTGCATCGTTATCTCTAGCAGTTTTATCTTTCCAGACTGTTACTGCTATTTCAGCAGTATATCCAGCTTTCCAATAAACAGCTGTACTTTCGTCACGAAATCCCATTGTCAAACCATCCGGTCTTGTTGGGTCAATTGGTGCGGGTGCATCAGCTACTTTCTTTTCTATTTTTACATTTGTAACAACATGATATGCGTTTGGAACAACCAAACCAGTACCAGGTAATTCATAATCTCTAATTAGTGCCATATTATTATCCTTTAATATTAAGTATTAAATTATTTAAAATTTCTTTTAATTCTTTAATTTCGTCTGATTGTTTTTCTATTATTTTATTTTGTTCCTTAACTGCTTCAATTAGTATACCAGCCAGATTACCATATGCAACTCCATACTCATCATTAACACCAC